GTCGGCCAGGATCACCGCAAAGTGCCAGATGACCGTGCGAACTCCGATCGTTGCGGTGGGATCAATCGCGTTCACGAAAGCCTCGCATAGATCGCTTGCATCGCCGTGATCGTTTCCGCAATATCCATAACGGGCGTCGTCTCGCGCTTCTGGATCTCGCCCCTCAGGATCTTGATCAAGAGGTCCGCTTGTGCGCGTTGATCGCCTTCCGGCAACCAGTAGTCCGCATAGGGATTGCCGGCCCAACTGATCACGGTCGCACCAGACGCTTTCGCCTCCAGACAGGTCCGATTGAAGTCCCCATACCGGACGAGCCCGAGATAGAAATCCACAGAGGCGAACGCATTCCGGAGTTCTGGTGGATCAAACACCATCGCCGAAATATAGGAATAGAACGCACTCCCGTTCCGATTCACCAATGGGAACCACCAGCGATGTTGATCCTTCGGGACGTAGATCGCGTGGAGTCGCGCATCCGGAACCTCTCGTAACACCCACGGCCACATCAGGAAGAGATCCAAGGGCCATTTGATCTCATAGCAGTTTTCGGCCGTGAACACCGACGGTGAACCGGCGAACTTTCCCGCACTCGGCTGCGGCTCCCAGAACGCCGTCTCAATCCCCATCGGCACGCAATCGACTGTCCGGCCCTTATCGAGCAGACTTTGCCAGATGGCTTGATGGCGCGGCCAGAACGTCACGATCGCATCCGCATGTTGCAACCAGAATTGCGCGAGCATCCACGGATCGCCGTGTCCATACTTCCCGTTCACCAGCCCTTGCTCATAGCCCGAGTGAAACATCACTTCCGGTGTCCCGTGTGCGACCCAGACGATCGGCTTCTGACTCCGCAGTGCCCGATCGGACAGATGCGTATGGGCGACATGAATGTCTGCGTCATCCCCAAGCGCATGACTCGCCACATCGTCAATTGGAATCAACAGGCTATCGAGTCCAACGAGACGTTCGGCATTCACGAAGCTCTGCGCCATGCGGGTCAACCCTGACGTATGACTGCCGGACCAGTGGGCAATTTTCACCGATATTCCGTCACAATCACCACACCCGTTCCGCCTGCCCCTCCCGGCCGATTGACGTTGCTTTGCGTATTCGCCCCGGCCCCACCATCCCCGATATTCGCCGTCCCGCTGGTGCCCGTCGCAGCCGCCGTCCCACCGGCAGCCCCGCCACCAAATGCTGAGGGCGCACCATTGCCACCGATGCCAGCGGATGCACTGAGTCGAATCCCAGCCTCACCAGGCGATCCCGGTTGATTGATGTCGCCGCCCCCACCGGCCGCGCCACCAGCGCCCCCTGCTGCGGCAATGACCGTGACGCCGACAACCATGCCCGTCCCTCCAATGCCGCCCGTGACACTCATGACGGTCGAGATGAGCACAGAGCCACCCGTGCCACCGCTGCCGCCTGTGCTCGAGCCTGCCGCCCCCGCTGTGCCGATGCCAATCGAATAGGAGGCCGATGGGGAGGTGATGAGTTTCCGCGAATAGCTCCCAGAGCCACCCCCGCCCCCCATCGCCGCGCTCGAGGCTGCGCCCGTCACGCCACCGCCACCACCCCCACAGCCGATCGCTTCCATGATGAGAACGGTCGCATTCGCATTCTTCGTATAGGTGCCAGAGGCGGTGATGACTTGGACCGCTAGTGGCGTGCCTTTGCTCGCGCTGACGGCTTTGCTATCGGCCGTGGAAGCTGCTGAACCAGCCGAGACACCCTTGCTATCGGCGGTGCTTGCCAAGATCGAATCAGAGACGGCCTTGGAATCAGCGACAGAGGCCGCTGCGCCAGAGCTGACGCCTTTGGAATCGGCGGTAGATGTCAGAATCGAGTCTGAGACTGCTTTGGAATCGGCCGTGCTCGCCGCCACACCGGCCGAGACACCTTTACTATCTGCTGTTGTCGCCTGAGATCCTGCCGAGACACCCTTGGAATCCGCCGTCGAGGTCGTAATTGAGTCCGAGACCGCTTTCGAGTCCGCAACCGAGGCTCCCGTGCCAGCGCTGACCGCCTTGCTATCCGCGGTCGTCGCTTGCGTGCCGGCCGATCCGCCTTTCGAGTCCGCAGTGGAAGTCGTGATGGAATCCGAAACGGCTTTGCTATCGGCGACGGAGGCTGCGGTCCCCGCGCTGACGCCCTTACTGTCCGCAACCGAGACCACCGTCGTATACGTCGGCACAGAGGTGATGCCGTTACTGGTAAGGACGGTGCCGCTCGCTCCCGGTGTAATGAGTCCGGTGCCTATCCCTCCGCTGACGACGGGGATCTGTCCGTCAGTCGCCATTAGCCGGCCGAAATCACAGGCAATCCGCTGTTATTCCACAGCGTTCCCGCCACATGCGGATCACTTGTCGGTGGAAGGATCAGCAAGCTGCCTCCAGAGGGTTGACTAATCGTGCAGCTCGGCGTATTAGCGGCGGTCAACAGCAGAAACGTCTTATAGGCTGCTCCATCCACGTCATAGGCTTGCAGGGCTAACTTGTAGGTATCCTGATCATGCGTCGCAATCACGCCCGTGACTGACTGATCCCAGAACGCGCGCATGAACGGATGCCCTGCGCCGCCACTGAGCTGCTGTAACCACAACTCGGGATTCCCCGTCGTCCGCACGACATTCCCGAGTTCGATCGCCTTTTGCACGGATGCCGCACCATTCCAGAAGGTGCCGCTGAGACCAAGACTGATACTCCCGACCGGCGCGAGTGCCGTGGCATCTTTCGCACTGACGTAGAAGAATCGTCCCGGCGACGAATCTCCGGTGCCGGGTCCGTCATTGTTGGCTCCAATGAAATCGACACCAGCCAGTTGCGCGATCCGCGCCACATTACCAGGCGCACTGTAATTGATCGGTTGCGCGAACTCGCCGGCAAACTGCCACGTGTTGTTTGGGTTGAGCTTCAGTTCAGCGGTCGCATCTGAGCTGAACAGGTGCCACGTCCCATCGTTATCCATGTAAATCGCGGGCACGATGGTGCCCCCTTGCGTGGCTTGCAGAAACTTCAGCAGCGCATGACTATCGTCAGGTGACTCCAGACTGAGCCGATTCGCAAAGAGCTGTTTTGTCGTCTTATTGAAGGTGAAGGTGGCATCCCCGCCAAAGGATCCGCCATCATTGAATTGCACATCGGTGTCGGCCCCACCCGGCGTGCCGCCGCCTCCGCCCCCTCCCGAGCCGGTGAAGTCCAGCGTCCCCGTAAATGGATTGAAGGTGATCCCCATTAGGGCGTTGTCGAAGCGACGGAGATGAGATCCGTGTGCGAGGTATCGGTAAAGACGATGGTGACATGCGCGACGATCGCGCCGCCGCTCCCACCACGCCGAAAGACGAGCGTCATGGTATCGGTGCCAGGCGTGGTATTGAGCACATAATCATAAATCGGCAGCGCCAAGCCCGCCTCGGTGACTTGCAGCGAGCCGCCAGACTGCCGATACATGCGCTACTTGCTCACGCGATAGCGTGGATCCGAGACCGGCAGGAGTTCACCAATCACACTCCGCAAACCGTCCTGCAATCGTGAGGCGGCAATCTGCGCATCGTCGTAAGAGGCTTGCGCCGCATCGATCGCGGTCTGTTTGTCGGCGGTATATTTCGCCAAGTCAGCCTTCAGTTTCGCCACGACATCGGCCTTGGCCTTCGCATCGGCTACCACAGACCCGAGCTGATTCAAGAGCTGAGAGACATCCATGCGATCACCCCTTAAGGCGCGTTGTGCGCCGCGACGATTTTGACTTTCAGGCTGCCCGTATTGACGGCGGTGGAGATCCGCGCCCTGAGTGCCCCGAACACCCCCGTAATCGCGAGATACTTCGTCGTATCAATCGCGGCCCAATCGATCGTCGTCGCAACCAGTGCCCATGTCCCAGCATAATCCGGCGTATGGGCGGTTTCGATCGAGACCTTTCCTGAGTCGGTGGTATGACTGAACTCGACATACACGATCAGCTCAACATACTGGCCGCGAATCTCAGGCGGAAAGGGCGCAATAGAGCCAGAGGCTGAGGCCCCCCCAGCCGGAAGGCCGGTGACGGTCCAGACGAGTTCCTGATCAAGAACAGGCGATGCCATTAGAGTCCTTTATGCGTTCTGATCTGTTTGGATGACATATCGGCCCCACGGATTCGGCGTAAACGCCGGATCAAGTGTCAGATCACCCATCATCGACGCGGCATTACTCACCTTGAGCGCCGTCAGCGCCTGATCCGCATCGGTGATCACCTTCTGCGCAATAGCCGGATTGACCGCAAACGGTGTCACCATTGCGGCCTGCAAACATAAGCGCAATGTTTTCTGATAGCCAGGTGGACACACATACAACGTCGTGAGGTCCGCAAACGCTGGCGTCACAATCGGCACATACAACGCGAGTTGATTCGCCGCATCCGTGGGAATCGGCCAGAGAAACACCTGACCGAGTGGGACGGTATCGTTGTAATACAACCAGACCGGCAAGCTATTCGTCAGGCTCTTAATCGGCTGCGCGGCATACATATCCGTCGTGACGATCGCCATCGGAATCTCAACGGCCGGCGAACTCGTATTGAGGATCAAGTTCGCATCCTGAATACTCGGCGGCCGCTGCGCAGTCCCGGTATCGAAGTCTCCTCCAGGCCCGTAGGTATAGGGGAGATCTGGTCCCCCTTGCCCAGAGACGAGGGTATAGACCTGACGATTGACGGTCAGCACGGTCAAGGCATTCGCCTGACTGGCCCACTCATCAATCACTTCGGCCAAGAGCTGCGAGCCCGTCTCGAGCGTCGCCGCATCCGGCACCTCGTTGACCGCAATCGTCCCATTCGCCAAGAGGGCGCGCGTGATCAGATCGCGTTGACTAATCGAGAGGCTCATCTACGTGCCAATCGCGCACCAAGCCACGTTTTCGGTGCCCGTTGAAGCGCCACCTGCGACGAGCCAGCCATACATATCGAACGCGCCGGCTGTGATGGTCCCATAGGTCACAAAGGCGGTGCCCGAACTCACCGCCGTGCTGCGATTCAGCGCCAAGGAGAGACCCACAATCGTCGCGAGGCCGGTCGTTACAGGTGTCGGATTGGACCCATCGAGGGCCGTGATGCCAGAGGCGATTTTCCATGCCCCAGCCGTCACAATCGTCGCTAGATTACTCGCCACGCTCGCTTGATCCTTGATCGTGATCGTCGCCGCGCCCACGGTCTGTGCGGCCGTCGTCACCGTCACGGTCTGCGCCGTCGCATCCGCCGCCGTGACTTTCAGACCACCCGAAGTCTTACCGAGCACCGTCACAAAGCCGGTGTTCGTTTTCCCCGTCGCGGTCGTAAGGGATGGTGTCGTCGCATCAGCGATAGAGACCGCCCCGGAGAGCGTATTCGCGCCAGTCGAGGTCAGGAACGTTCCCGTTGAGGCCGAAAAGTCATTCGCCGCCGATCCTGAGGCCGTCAGACCAGTCGCCACAACAGGCGTGGTGAGGGTCGGCGTGGTATAGGTTGCCGAGCCGGCCACCGTCCCGGTAATCGTCGGACTGGCAAAGGTTCCACCGGAGATCCCGGCGTAGAGCTCGGTAAAATTCGCGTTGAGGTCCGAGATATTGCCTGAGGTGAAGGCCCCGCCTCCACCAATCGTTGTTCGTGCCATCGCTCACACTCCTGCAACGCCCAGCATGGGGCGAAGACTCCCGGCTGGACCGGGAGCAGGATTTACGAAACGGACGGTTTCACTTTTCGCACATACTTCCGCTTGGGCTTCTCGGGAATCTCGCCGAGCATCTGATCCGTCGCCCGCTCAGCCTTCAGCGCTTCCGCGAGTGCCAACGTGCTCATCGTGACATCTTTCGCGCGGCGCTCTGCATCGGCCCGCGCCATGTCGGCCTCGAGCTGCTCGAAATGCACCGCGGCATCAGCCGGCGACTCAAACCAGTCTGAGCCTAACCGATTCATTTCTGAGTCGCTCTTAACGACCCGCACTTCGCACTCTTGACCGGGTTGCGTCTGCCGATACATGGCCTTGGGATACGGCTCATAGCCCCGATCGGGACCGTTCCAATAGCGTGCATCGTTCACGCTGAGTTCTTCACGCTCACCACGATCGTTGATGAGAAACGTCTGAATCTTGCTCATGCAGCACCTGAGAAAAGGGGCTGAGCCCGATTGCCCAGCCCCACCAGTCTACGCTCTACGTATCCGTCAGCGTGACGTTCGTCTTCCAGAGGACCAACCACGCGAGGTTGTTGGCTTTGAGCGCCATGCCATCGCCAATCGCACCACCCCATGTCGCGATGTCCTGATCCCCCGAGAAACTCACATCTGACACCGCGCCAGCCGCATCCACCGCATTAAGCACAAACGCTGTCGCAACGCCAGCCTGAAGGACGACGATTTGACCTTCCTGCGCCAGCGTCGGATCGGCCAGTTTCTGCGCCGTCGTCACCGACCCCAACAGTTCAATGAACACACCGCTCTTGTTGATGGGGACGGTAATCGTGCCCCCTGTGGATGAGACGTAGGTCGCATGCGACATCGTGGGCTGATAGGGGATCTGCATCTCCGTCCCATGTGGCGCGGCCGGAAAATCAGCCGGATCGCCCCAAAAGACTTGCGCCCCTGAGACGTGCGCCGCTTGTGCGCGCCCTTCCTGTCCGCAGAACACCGGAACGGTTGAGCCTACGGCATCAGCCGATGCTCGGAAGAGTTCATCATCAATCTGAAACATCTTCCCCCGCGTCATGCCGGTCGTGGTTGTGATACGGAGGGTCGTATCGTTGAGGGCCTTCGCCCCGCTGAGTGTGGTTGCGGCAATAGCCATGATTATGCTCCCTGGATCCGAACGATCCACTCTGGCCGGTAGGCTTTCCAGCCGTAAATACAATCAATACGACAGAGGTTCTGATCCGACAAGGCGTTCCACTGCTTCGCCATGCGGAGCGAGAAGCCCAAGGGCTTGCTCTGGATCCGCTCGGCAATCGCGCCGCCTTCCGGCATGATCAAGTCAGCCATCACCATCACGACGGCTTCTTTGACCCAGCCCAGACCCTGTGCACCCGTGACGGCCGTGGTTCCCACGACGGTGATCACCGCATTGTCTACCGGCGATGCGGTAACGGTCTGAAGCTGACCAGACGTGATAATCGGCGGCGAAATCGTCGCCGTAATCGCCCCCGTGGTATCGCTGATCGTCTGCGTCACCAGGAACTGTTGCAATGAGCCCGTGCTCTGATAGTTCTGGGGGTTCACCGCGAAGACACCCGCTGTGCCTGCGACTGCTGAAGGTCCGAGCGTGAAGATCGTGCCCTTCTGAAGGGTGGTTCCACCGGATGTCCAGCCATCGGTAATCAGGGACGTGCCGGTCTGATTCGCGCCATTGACCAGCGGCGTTCCGCCGTAGGTCGCATTCGTGAACCGGCCGACGTTCTGATCCCAATACCATTCCTTGAACCCGAGCACGTTGCTGGCGTAAATCCCCTTCTCGAACGAATCCGAAATCGTGCCCTGCGGATTGAAGAGCGCGAAGTTCGCATTCGTGATCGCTGCCTGCATGTCCGGATTGGTGATCACCATCCGGCGCGGAGGCGAGGCAAAGTTCGAGAGCAGGGTATTGGCCGCGAGATAGGTGCTGTTCGCGGTCGGATTCGATCCCGGCGTGCCGACCGAGTTGTAGACTTCGAGGTAAATCCGCGAGAGGCCGTCAAAATCGATCGTATTGGCGAGCTGGACCGCTGCCGGCTCGATATACCGGGACGTGTAATCGTCCACATCGACGGTCATCTGGAACGACGAGAACGAAATGCCGACGTTCGCCTGGTCCGTCAGTGTGACCGGGACGATCTGATCCGTGATGCTCTGCTGCTGGAACGCTTGACCTTTCGTGGTCTGGAAACGCTGCGGCAGCCGCAGATTGATCGTCGCGCCGACTTTGGCGCCGGCCTGCACGAACTCGTCGTCGTAGGTGCGATCGACGTTATTCGCGAACTTGAGATTGTTGATCGCGAGCCGTCCGACCCGTTTCAGGGTCCAGAGCGGCGTAATGAGCTGGTTGGCCACGAGGGCCTCCTACCAGCGACTCGACTCCTGACGTTTCTTTTCGCGTGCGTTTTCAGCCCGAATGTAATCGGGACCGAAGGGGAGGTCGTCAGGGTCCACAGGAGTCGCACTCGCCGTGCCCCCGACCCGATTGATGGGAGGGTTGGCTGTCGAAGGTTTGACGCTCGGGGCTGAATCGGGGCGGGCAGCACTCAGCGTCGCAATAGATTCCAGGTGGCGTCGCATCACGGGAACAGCATCGAACGAGGTCGTTGCCGACTCTCGCGCAAGCTGCGCACAGTCCTCGGGATGCGTGCCGAGATACCGCACGATGTCAATCGACTTCGGCGAACTGAGAATCGCCCGCTCCATCAAAGGAGACACAGGCGGATCATTAGCAAGAGCTTGCACTAGCACCGGATCGTTCTGTTTCGCGACCTCAAGCTGCTGGTGATACGTCTGCACGACTTGCTGCTGTTGCCGTTGCGATTCAAGGACCGCATAGCGGTAATCCGCCCGCGCATCCGTGTAGTCGTCGTAATCCTTGTCAGGATTCGCGGCGGACCAGGCATCAAACGAGGGGAAGCGACCATTCTGCGGCTGAGGCTGTGCGTTCCGCGCTCTCTGCGCCGCGGCTTGTTCTCCAGTCGTCGGATCTCGTCCCTCAAGCGCTTCAATCCGAGCTCTGAGAGCCGCTGCCTCTTCCCGAGCTAGTCGTGCGTCTTCCTTCGCCGCGGCTTCTTTCGCCGTGGCATCTTTCATCCGCGCGATCGGATCGTCGCGTTTCTTCCCGCGTGGCTTGAATTGCCCAGATTCGTCGCGCTCTGGCGCGGCCGCTATTGGTTCGGGAGTCGGCTCGACTTCGACGGGCTCATTCGCCGGAACAGGATCGGAAGTCTGGAGTTCGGCAGGTTGCCGCTCAGAATCCGCCGTCCACAGATTGTCCGACTCATGCGCCGGCAATACCTCGGCTGCGGTCGGTTCGGGTGTGGCGGTCTGACTCATGCGGCGTGCCTATATTCCGTTAATTCGCTGAACGTGTCAAGAATATGACTCGTGACAATTCAAAACCACCGTCCCAAGCTACCAAAGACATTGCGCCAAATCCCACCCTGTGGAGCCGAAGACGACGCGCCGACCAGATTTTTGCCCACATTGCTAAGACCGATCAGACCAGCCCATCCCTTCGGTAGTGGCGATGGCCGATTCGCTTGTGGGATCCCGTAGAATCCACCGCCTTGCGGATTCGCACCGGCATTCTGAAAAGCTTGCTGAAATGACGGCATCCCAGATGCTTGCTGAATCTCGCGATAGGTCAGAGAATCCCGCCACGGATTCGAGGTCGTCAGATCGCCATAACCAGGCAAATTCGGATTCCCTGGAAATTGCGGTGATGGCTGAAGATTCGGCGCACTCGGTGGTGTCATACCTCCGGGGCCATAACCCGTCACGCCTCCGGTGTTCATCGTGGACCCACCGGGATTTGGCACACCAGACGGTTGCGCCTGCTGATATTGCTGAACTTGATCGGTAGAGGCTTGGTCCGGACCTGTGTCGTTCGGGTCGTAATAGGTGCCCTGTGGTCCGAGTTTATAGCGACCCATTATCAACTCCCTCTAACTAGTATTTTCCGACTTTCGAGAGCGGTTTCGAGTGCTTGACGTGCTGCGGTTTGCCTTTTTCTGACCCAGAGGCGAAATCGTGGAGCTGCTCATGCGTCATCGAGGTGCGGAGCTTCTTCGCCATCGGAAAATTGGCCCCATGCTCGGCCGCACCCATCAATCGCTGTTGCGCCTTAGAGACTGCTGGCACTTTCCACCGCCTTTCGCTGCGCCTCGGTCATTTCCGCCACCACCAGCGACCAGTCAATCCGCTGCCGCATCGCGAGTGCTTTGGCTTTCTTCACGCGCCCTTCGTCCACCGCCAGAAAGAGCAGATCGCGAATATCAGCTGGCGTCACGACCGATCCATCACCTTCAGCATGGCTTCCACTTCACGCAAATCAGCCGCACAGTCCATCACGCCGTGCCAATCTTCCGCATCCACCTTCAGCAGCAGATCCGCGAGAATCGCCGCTTTCCGCTTGGCGAGAAACTCAGGCGTGGGCTTCACAGATTATCCCAGAAGTTCGACTGCACCCAGAAAGGACCGACCGAAGCCAGCCAATGACCACTTCCGGAGAACACGGTCAACGTGAAGCGCCATCGGGAGACTTTCCACAAGCGACAGTGCCGACTAAAGCGCATGCGCCAATGCTTCGGCCAATCACCAATCGCTAGTCCGACATACCGCGTCCACACCTTGAAATACGGATGCGGAATCTTCACGCGCTCGGCTCCTGCGGCGCCTGCAAGGCCGCTTGCTGTTGCCCCTGCTCAAGCGCCTGTGCATGCTGTTGAGAGGCCAAATCTTTTTCGTGCTGCCGATCTAAGGCACTCTGCACCGCTTCGTGCCCATGATCCAGCGCTTGCGCCGTCACATCCTTGATATGCGCCTCTTGATCCAACCGATGCTCCTGCTGCGCCGTCAAATATAGTTCAACCAGCTTCAGTCGGCGCGTTAAATCGTCGTTCTGATTCTTGAGTTCAGCCACGGCGATCGACGCATTCGCCGCAATCTCGGCTTTCGCAATCTGCACTTGGTTCTCTTGCTGCGCGCGCTGGGTCTCGAATTGCTCCTGAAGCTGTGTCTTCTGGAGGTCCATCTGGCCCTTGGCCTGCTGCTCGGCCTGTTTCTCAGCGACCTTACTCTGGAGCTGTTGCTGCAGCTGCTGAACCTGCTGTTGAAGCTGCTGCACTTCAGGGCTCGGCCCGTCAGACCCATCATCGTATGCGGAGGCCAACTGCGGCGGGAGGGCTTTCTTCGCAATATCCGCCAGTTTCCGCGAATCCGGCGTATCCAACGACTCAATGAATGCCGGGGCGAGCACGGCAGCCATTTCCGGCGGCACGACTTTCATGATGTTCTGGATCGCATCGTTCACAGCTTCCCGCTTCGTCGCAAACGATTTCCCGACCGTTGGGGCCGTGCTAAACGACCCTTGCGAGAGGTCGTAATACTTCACCTCGAGTGTCTGCGGCTTGCCGTCCTGGCCGGGAGGGCCAGAGATCTCCTTCGGAATCGGTTGTCCCTTTTCCCAATTCGGCAGCGCCTTGAGTGGTGTCCCGTCCGGACCCTCGACATAGGGATAATTCAGCATCACCATGCGGCGCTTTTCGTCCAGTCCCACCGCGGGCACAATCCGTCCCGGCCGATCGAAGATGCGCGGAATCAGGTCACGCACGACTTTACCGTCGTAGTGCAGCGTGATGTTCACGAAGTTGTCGAGATACCCGCTCCCGCCGACTTCGGCTTGCCCCTGGAGGGCTTGAATCGCTGTCCCTGACCGATCATGCGGATCGAGCTGCCCAAGGGCTACGGGCGGAATCCCCGTAGTGGTATGCACATCATCCTTGGCACTCTGCGCCGCGAGCGAAATGGCTTGAATCGCCGGCTCTTCGACGTTCCGCTTGGGTGGAGGCAGGAAATTCCCAGCCGCATCCTTCACGGCCTTGATCGGCAGCATGAAGAAATTCCGCACCGCTGACTGCTTCCACCACTCCAGATACGGTTCAATCGTCTCGAAATAGCCGATATAGGGGGCTTTCGTCGCAAGGCCGATGGTCTCCAACCGTGAGGCATTCATCACGTTGTAGATCACATTGGCGTCTTTGCCTGGCCCGACGTAGCCACCCCAACGACGCTCGCCGGCCACGTTGAACTCATTCCCAATCGTCGGAATCAGTGGGCAGAACTTGCCATTCCACGGCCGCGGGGCTTCTAAATACTCAATCGCGTTGATCTTCGACCAGACCAACTTCCGATCGCGCATCCGACGTTTGCGCGCCTCTGGACCTGTGGCCACCTGCACGCCTTCTGGTAATTCCTCATCATCGAAGGCAGAGGTGCCATCCGTCAGCATGACCTTGGTGCGTTCTCGGTCCACCAGTTCCCAATACTCAGCCACGCGCACGGTTTTCCCGACATCGCCCTCTTCGCTCGTCGTGATCACCCCGATGGAGAGGCCATGCGGATCGCCAATGGCCGAGAGTTCTGAATCATCGAAGTCCGACAGGTCCGAGTCCGGATACATCGCCCGATACTCACGCAAGGGAATGTCCTCCGTGACAAACCAATGCCGACCATCGGAAAAATCAGGCTCTTGTGCAGACGGATCAGGATAGACAGAGGCTTGGTTCAGGATGCGACGCCAGACGAGATCCTGATCGTTCCAGCTTGCCGCATCCGTTGGATCCTCTTCGGCATAGTCGGTATCAATCCGATACCAACCCAACCCGCACTTTTCAGCCCGATCTGCGGCCCAATTCCGCGCGATCTGCGCCCGACTCTCTTCCTGTGCCGCCCGAACGATGTCCTCGAAGATGTCGGCCGTATCCTGACTTGCGCCTCCGCCTTTCGGCGAAAAGGTGAGGGAGAGCCTCGCAGCTCTCCGGGTATTGGCGAGCTGGTTGCCAGCGCCGATCAACTGGTTGATGACCGGCGTGGGACGTGGAGGTGTCGGAGGGAGGTCATTCGTGGCTTGGTTGCCGGCTCGCTGCGTCTTGACGGTGGGATCCCACTGTTCGCCGAAATCTACGAACTTGAGGTCGTCGGTTTCTCGCTTGCGCTGCTGGGCAAAATAGGTCGCAGAGGCTTTGAAGTAGTCGAGGGCTTGGGCGTGACGTTTCTTCAGATCCGCTATTTCTTCGGGCTTGCGATCCTTCGCGCCTGGCACGAACTGGCGCTTCTTCGTGCCCTTGTCGGTCTCAAGGTCGAGCGTTACCACCCGAGCACCCATCGGATCCGTTGCCAGCGACTCATACAGCGAAAGTCCGCCTGCTCTTTCGAGAGAAAGGCCACTTCCTCATGCTGCCGTGTCCGTGCATCCTCAAGTGCTCCGATTCGCTCATCGAACTTCTGGAGACTCTTCCCGGCTGTCATCAGCCGTGGCAGCACAATCGACTGCAACGTCTCGCCTTGCTGGTTGATGGTCTGAAGCGCTTCTTCGCCAAAGGCTCGGCGAATCTGGCGATTGGCAAGTTTCGTCGCCGTGCCGTTCATGCGGGACTAATCGGCTGATCGGGGACACAGAACCGCAGGAACTTCACATCGTCAGCCGTCAACACAAACGGCCAGGTCGAATCCACCGGCAACAGCGGCTCGAGTTCGGCATGGGCCACATGAGCCTCGCGCAATGCTTGCTCAAGCGCCTTGAGTTCAATCCGCTCGCGTTCCTGCTCGCTGAACACGAGGGGAATAGTGCCTTGACTCGTCGTAGTTGTCAAATAGATGACACCCGTAAACGGGTCCAGCCACCTCATAGCGCCGACCAGTGCGTTTCTTGCATCGGCCCGAAGTTCACCCGCCGCGGTTCGTCCGTCAGCATCTGATCCTCAACCACCGCCGCATACCGATACATATCGGCCGGATGCGACGCCCAATTATGAAACGGGACATCCCGAAACATCCCCCGCTTTTCGTCCCATTCCTGCTTGTATTCGCCGATCGCATCGATAAAGAGCTGACACTTGGACTCGTCGATCCACAGCCGCGGAAACAGCAGCCGGCCGGCGTTGATCCCATCGTCCACGCCAATCTCAGGCACCACTTCAAACGGCCACTGGAGCGTCGCCGCCGTCTCCAGGCGTGTTTTCCCGGTCCCGATGTCTGTGGCCCGCACATCATGCGGAGCAAAGTGCTTCCCCCACACATAGGGTTTCCGCTTCAACTCAGCAATCACCTGCGGAATCCCATCACTCTCAATCCCCTGGTGATAGTCAATCATTGACATTTGTCGGCCGAACCGCTGGAACATGCCCACCGACATCCGCGGCCCTTTGCCCAGGTCCCATACGTCATAAACCGGCAGTGCGGGATCGTGGGGCACTGAGCCAACCCGCCGTTCTACCATCGCTCGCTCAAGCAGCTTCCCGTAATACGCCCCCTTAATGGCCGCAGACGGGCTCAGGAACCACTCTTGGTCGTATTCAGACTGCAACATTAACCCTGAGGCGATCTGCTTCAGGTCGTCTTGCATGGCCCGCCGAATCGCCGTAATCGTGGCCCCCTCTTCTGTCGCGAGTGTCTTATCGACATCCTGCCACAGGGCAAACCACTCCGGATCGGCCTTGGCCGCTTCGTGCGTCCGATAGAGCTGGTTTTTCCCCTTAATCGTCCCGGTGAATACCCCATAGCCGAGATGGTCGGCTAAGGCTTTCGAGACCACTTCCCCGTGGATATTCGGGGGCTGCTGGCTGTATTCGTCGTAAACGACACCTGAGAAGGGAAGGCCACGGAAGGCATCCGGATTGTCCGCACCGAACAATCTCACCGTCGTGCTGTTCGCATCGGGATTCAGTGGGCCTGTCACCGCGACACGGCTGGGCTTTTGCGCACGCCGATACTTAATGCTCAGCTCGGATTCATTAGGGATCGCATAGGGGACCACGCTCGCAATGCGCTTCAGCGGCTCCCACGCGACGGACTTCGCCTGACCCAAAAGCGGCAGAATATGGCCATATTGGCGATGTTGAAGGAGTTCATCGATCTCGGCTTGCGTGAACTTCGGTTCAAGATATCGGAGTCTCGCCGCTTCCCACGTATCGTCGAGCGCCGCCCGCTGATGATGGTTCAGACTCGCGGTCGTCTTGCCGGCGCGACGATGAAGCACGATCGCGGCCCAGCGCCGATAGCTCTCATGGAACGGGACGGCCCAATTCCGAGGCTTATAAGGGATCGTGATTTCGACTACTTGGCCCATCGGAAGACATGTTCCACAGGACCGCCATCGTCGCCTGTGACCTTGACTTGCTCGGCCGGCTTATCCAGGGCACGGTTCAAGAGGTCGCTAAACGCTTGCACTGAGGGGTCTTTCGTGAAAATCCAGTAATAACTATCCTTATCACCGGAGTTCAGCGCCGCTTCGATGATCTTCGGGTCGGTCACCTGCTCAAACTGCTTCGTCTTCGGGTGTCTGAGGAAGAAATGGTCGATCCCTTGGGCATGGGCGATCTGCTTGGCGACCATCGGACCGAGGGAGGCCGTGACGAGGTTCCGCACGACTTCGCGGGCCAATTCTTTGGAAATCGTCTCTTTGTGCTTAATGCCGGTGGTTCCCTTCGGTCTGCCGGCGCCTGGTTGTTTACCGCCTCGTGGCATGGTCCAAAAATCGAAACAATCTTACTCCTTGTCGGCGAGCGGAGGAGCCGGGAGCCAATTAGCGCACATGTTTCCGCATCCCTTGAATCTTTTCGATGAGGTCTGAAGAGCGTGCCATCAGCCTTGTGGCCGTGCGACGAATCGAGGTCTCGTGATGAACATCGCTCGCGATCTCGGCCTCCAATACTTCGGCCCGATACAGTGCACCGAGAATCAACCCGAGTTCTCGCGTCGTCAGGATTTCAGCTTTCCTCACGGCTGCTCCTTCTCCGCGTGCCACCCGAGTATCCAGAAGTTACTCTCCACGACGTTGAGGGGCATGAAGTGCCGCATTCGCCTGACAAGCGATATTAAGATCCTTGCTTTTGCCGATCAGGTAGTCAGCGATAGCCTTCCGTGCGATTTTGCGAAGTTCCTTCTGAGTCATGATTTCTGCTCCTTTGTAATTAACGAATCGTCGGTCATCTCCGCGTGCCACCAGTGGGCGCGATCTGATTGAGAGTCAGACATTTAAGAGCACTCCTTAGCGCGCGTGGTCAGACTGGGGTTGATCCATCATGGGGATCTACCGCGTCGAGTGTCAGTGGTAATTCCCGCAAATAAAACACGCGGGTCTTCGCTGGCTGGTCGGCTTTATTGACACTGTGAATAATGGCCGGACGCACCCAAGTTCGTTGGAATCGTTTCCACTCAGGCGCCGGGCGCCATTTCTCTTGCGACGGCAATTCTGGTTGCCACAACATCGCGTGCGGCGTCAGACCGATCCCGATCATCTGTTCGAGCCGCTGTTCAGCGTCAGCGAACGTGTCCTTGGGATAGCCAATCAACACGTAGCAGCGCAGCCGATGCGACGCGGCCGTGAAGCCTGCCCCGATCATCTTCCGCGCGGCGATTTCCAGCGTCTCGAACGCATCGCCGGGATCATAGGCCCAGAACATTGCCGGTTTCGGATGCAGGCTGGCGAGTAAATCGACCTGATAGTCCTGAAGGGCTAACGCTTCGAGACCGCCCGTGAACTCGACGCGCCGTTCTTGCCGTCTGAGCATGTCGAACACGGCGCGAACGTGCCACTCTGGACACGCCAGCAGGTTGTCGTCCAGCACGTTCCAACCATCCACGATCGGCAACGGATTCGCGGTCGGCCATTTCTTCCAGACGCCGCAGAACCAGCACTGGCGAGGGCACCCGCGCGAGGTGATGGTGTAGCCGGGCTTGATGTAGCGACCCGGAATGAACTCTAGGGAGTCATCCCCGTAAGCCACGCCGCCAATCTTCACGGGCGCGATCGCCTGCCATTCCTCAGCCAGTCGTTCGGCGATCGGCTTGTCGTGCGTGAACGTCACCGATACATGCACTTCGTCAGCGTTCGCATGTTCGGCATACATATCAGGGCTTCCGATATAGGCCAATGCGTCGTCCGGAGTCGCTTGGGTGCGCCGAGGAAACACACGGATTATGGTCACGTATCTCCATTCAGTCGGCGCGGTAGATCCAGTCGATCGGCGACCGATTCTGTTGTCCACGCGCGTCACATCTCTTCCTTCTTCGTCTCCTGTTCCTGTTCCTGTGGTGGCCACCCGTGGGCCGGAGGGAGGGCAGCAGTGATCAGCCGCGCAAGATCAGGCAACCCTAATTGCTGGTGCGGATGAATCGCATAGGCTTGTCGGATGATCTCCCATCCTCTCGCATCTCGCTCGGCATCGGGCTGTTCCTGTGCCTGCGCGGGTGGCTCAATATTTCTACTATTTGGAACACGGACACCAAGTTGGTCGTACAGCCAGAGACGACCAGACACGGCGTCAATTTCGTCAGCAATGGCGGTGTATTCCTCTTCCGTGGTCGCCGTATGCAGCCGACTATTCCAGTCGTCAAGCACCGATTCCAACGTCTTCCCGTCTAACAGCGGAAGCAACGGCAATGGCTGTGCCTGCGCGGGTGGGGAGGCCGCCAACCGCTCAAATCCTGAACATGGGCAATGGTCGTTCACGCCGCCCCACGCTGGCATCCAGCCCGCACAGTGCCCTACATCGTGCGTTTCGCGATAGTGTCCGCACCGGCAAACATCCTTCTCTGGATGTTCCTGCCCCTGTGGGGGGGCCGGGGGGAGGGCGGCCCGACAAGTGTGTTTTCGTCCATAATCGCTGCCAGACGCATCCTCGACTTCACAGGCAGCGCACGCAGGCTGTATCTCATCGTCCTGTGATGGGGACGGGGGGAGCGCCTTCAATGCTTCTTCTAGCGCGTGTTGAAGATTGCAGGCATCTTCCTCGCTGGATCGGTCG